GCCTGCTTCTACAAACCTTATTTTTTCATTCTTTGAAAAAGTCGGTTTCATCTGCTACTTCCCTGTAGTGCATACGCTTTGCAATTTTTCGATATAATCTATTATCTAACGCAGATGCAAGTAAAGAGTCTTCCTCGCTTCTTTTTTCCATTGTTATAGAAAAAAATATATTTAGTAAATCATCACCTGAAACGTTGTTGAATAGTTGCATAGTGTTGATTGAGGTAGCAAATACATCAAACAAGTCGTTAAAGTTATACGTTACTGTCCAAAGTGATGAGATATCTTTTACTGAACACTCAAAACTCAAGCCACCGAAGTGATTTGTAAACTCATCATCATTTATCAAAAATGGGGATGCGTTTGACTCTATTTCTATAATATTATTTACTCTACCTAAAAGTTCAGTGTTTTCTAAGTAGCTATAAACAACGTTATATCCTTTATTAAACTCATCTGACGCTGTCGCCATAGTCTGCTCCAAATATAGCATCTACTAAAAGTGTAACATCATCTTCTAGCAATTTATACATATTCATTTTATGACTATGACCTTCTATTTCACATTTAGTTCCAGATATTTTATAGCCTTTTTTTCTAAGGTCAGATATTCTTTGTGCATAATCTTTTACAAAGTCCTCTCTTAGAAATACAGAGCTACATACATAATTATGGTTAGCTGCTGTCAATCTGTTGAGTATTTTTTCTTTATCTGTCATACCTACCCCAACAATGCTTTGAGCTATTCCAATGATGCCAACCATCGTAATAGGAAAGCCAAGCAGCAGCTTTAACATTATCTGTTGGATCATACATATCTAGTTCTCTTTTGAACTTGTCTTTTTCAAGCCACGCTTCTGTTTTATTATTAAATTGAAAAAGACCTTGATCGTATGTTCCATCTTTGTTGTAGCCTGTAGCCCACTCTTTGCCTTTTGACTCGCACCATATTACTGTGAGAGCAAGAGCTTCATCCTCCTTAAAATACAAGCTGACCAGAGGAATCCACTCTTGCACCTCCATTACTATTTTGCACTGACTATCCATACTGTAGATGTCGGTTGGACTTTCTAAGTGAAAATCAACGACACTAAGTAAAGTGCAACCTAGTAATAAATCAAGTCCCATCATTTTTCAAGAACATCTCATTTTTTACTTTCCAATTAGGATGTATATATTTTTTATCTTCCTCAAACATTTTATAAGCCTGAGTGACATCTTTTGCTAAATATGTACGCTCTAGAATCAAAACCATCCTGTGTTTTTTAACAAGTGGCATCATTCTGCCCAATCTTTCATGTATTTGCTGTGTTGTCTTGGTGTGCCATCCATATTTAGTGGTTGGTTTACAGCATTTATACAATTACATGGCTCACGCCAAATTTTAAGATCAAAATCCTTATTTAACTTAGCGACTGCCTTTCTGATTGTATCGTTTGTGAATTGGGGATCTATACCGCATAGCTCCCCCTCTAGTTCTAAAATATATCTAATTTTTTTAAATTCAGATAAATTTTTCAAAGGTTTTATTGGTGTTGTTGTACCAAATATCATCCTTATCAACCTCCTTATTTTATATTTATATTTTACTATTCTTTACTCTTCTCTACTCTACTCTTCTCTGTAACGTTATAATTGTTACTAAGTAACGTTACTATAACGTTATTCATCTACTTCAAATCCATGCAGGTCTTTCATCAATTCCTTATATTTTTTCTTTGATTTTTCCTCAGCCTGACGCTGCCTATACTCTGCTTGTCTTTTAGCATTCATCTTTCTATATCGATCAAGTTGGGAGTATTTATCCTCCCAATCGTGAACATAGAACTGATTACGTCTCTTATCTATAAAACCTGCCTCAACAAGCCCTTCTAAGAGATTCTTGCCCTCCCATATTTGATCGGACAACAAATCAGGATGAGGAATATGCCCTGCTTTTTTTCCATATTCAAAAGAATAAGCCCATATCTTTACTAAAGCTCCAACTGCCTCCATTTCGGACAGCTTGTTTTTTTTAGCAAATATAATTAGCTTAGGATTCCTAAGTAATGAAATATCTACCTGAATCCAACCAGACATCACTCTCCTTTATCAGTTTCAACCTGACTGAAGGTTACAATATCTTGAATTTTATTCTTGATCGTTTGTAGATTATTAATATTTATATCACCTTTAGCAATATTAAGCATACCAAGTGCCTCAGCTGTTACTGTTCTAGCCTTATCTAAGTCATTTCTACATAGCTCCATAGCAAAGTCTCTAATATTTGCATTTATATGTTCTTGAGACTTAGATACGTCACTGGTTTCTATGCCCATATCTTGCATTTGCTCTTTTATTGGTTGATTTGCCTTAAATGGTGCCTGTTTAGGCTCTTGTTTGCTCTTTTGAGCCACATTTTTACTATTTACTGCAATATCCTCCATCTCTTCGTATAAAGGCTTTTCAGAGAAAAGAACTCTTAGGCAGCGACCTCTAGCAACGCTCTCTGCTTTTTCTAGTTTCTTATCTCTGATTAGTTTTTCTGCACCATGTCCTGTACAAATGGCTTCAGAGTCCCCATCATAAAAAGTTGCTTTGAAAACAACTAGGTCGTCAATTTGTGAAATAAATTCAGTAATTAACCTGCCCTTTGGATACTCTTCATTCATTCTTTTTATAAGGTCATCAACCTTAATATAATCTTTTAGATCCATTACTTTACTCTTTCCTTTCCGAGAAACTGCAAACCAGTTGCAGCGTCCCACCTCATATTATTGTCTGCGTAATACTCTGCTATTTGGTATCCGTGTCTGGTTTTGACACTATAATATTTAAGATTTCCATCAAAGAGAATATAAGTAAATTCATACTTATATTCGTGCTTATTTGTATAGCGAGGACTAAAAGGCATATCCTTATAGACCATTTTTACCCTCCAATAATATATTTACTTTTTCAACAATAGCTTGTTGATTCCTCATCAAACTTAGCTGATTCTTTTCTAGTTTTCTTAGACTTTTGTATATTTTTAAAAAAATCATTTTAAAAAATATTATTTTTGTCTAATACTTCGCCACGATCAAGTCTTTTAATAAAATTAAACTTGTTTTTTTTATACCACCATTTTTCATATAGGTAGTACAAAGCCATGACTAAATACATGATTCCTATGAGTATAGAAAAACCTATAATCATATAAATCATCAATTGAATAAACTCTTGCTGAGTCATTCCAACCTCCCTTCTAGTTGCTTGTGTAAGTTGTCATAAAACAATTATCAGAATCTTTCTCTAATTGTTCTATTGGAAATGTAGAAATACATTTTTTGTTAAAACATATTAATGTTTCATAAATAATATATATCGGCTCATTTTCCTCAAATTCGTGTGTACAATTTTCACACATTTTTAACCTCCCTAAAACTAATTTAATTGCTCGTGGCAATTGTAACAATACCAAGTTTCATTAGGATCATCGTCCTCAAAAACTTGTTGAAAATCATCACAGTGTTCACACTTGATGTAATCAATAGTACGTTTCATTAATTAACCTCCTTATACAAACATTACCATTGTTTTTTGATCGATGTGACAAATTTTTTAAAATATTATATGTCAATCTAGCTGTTATAATATAGTAAAAGCACTGGACGATAGTACTCCCTTTTATAGTAGTACGTTACAACCTCCTCCAGTGCTTTTGCCCTTATACAATAATAAAAAAAGGGGAGGATACGAATCCTCCCCTTTTTCATTGAGTAATGAATCCTAAAAGTTTAAGCTATTGCTAGTCTAAAATCCTTTAAGTTCACTATCTAATTCTAACAATTTTTCATTATTTTTTCTCTCTAGGTATTCAATAAAATCAAACATAGAAAAGTAAAAAACTTTTAAAAGATTTCTTATGTCGATCCTGAATTGAATCCAGCTTTTACTCAAGCATCCTCAAATGGTTGCTTTTCTTTATTTTCAACTGAAACATCCTCAAAAGTTTGTTTCGGTTTATATTGTTCTAGCCCATTTTGAAGTACAGAAAGTGCACTTGTCAAAAATGCAACGCCCACTAATTCCATAACTTGTGCGTCTATTATTCCTGTGGAATTAGCAAGATACAAACTGATAGCAGATTGTAAACCTGTTCTAAACGCTTTATTCAAAACGAATAACCAATATTGTTTATTTTTCATATCTCTCCTTAATCTACTTGAAGACCTTTAAGTATCCACGCTTTTCTCAAAGCGGTAAGCTCTGTTTTTATTTGTTTGAGTTCCTCTAGAACATTGTCATCGCTTGATGATTTTGGAACATAGTCCTTTACTTTATTAGATAAAATTGCTCCATCATAATCTTTATACTCTACCCAAACTGGATCACCTGATAATACTGCATCCCTAACAATTGGATATACTTTCTCGAATGCTGCTGTTGAGCTACCTACCCAATTAGACTCTTTTTGATCTAAGCCTAAAAGGAGGCATCCACTGGTTGCCGATTCTTTATTACCTATATGCCATAATATTCCTGTAAAGTTTGGCACATTGTTAACTAAAATAGATCCCTTCCACCAATCTGCACCTTTTGATGCAAACTTGCTTTTATATTTTGTATGGAAGCGACCTGCTTCTTGTAGTGTAATTCTATATCGCCCTGCGGGAATTCTCGTTTCATGCATTACTTTTTGATCCCTATGTTCATCCTCAAGCGTATATGCTAAAAATTTACGCTTATTGTTAGACACGTCAAACAAGATTCCTGATGTGAAATCGTCAGAGCTATTTATTCTTAAAACTTCAAGTTTCATAATTTACCTGATTACTCTTATATTAGACCACTTTTCATCCCCACCCAAAACTAAAGTGAGGACTCCAGAGCCGTTACGTCCACCGCTTACATTGTCAAACCACTGTGATCCTGAGTCTAGAGAAGGTGCTTGACAGATCAATCTATTACCATCAGCTGAATATGCACTGAAAAAATGATAGTGTCCCATCAATAGTACATCTGAATCCGCTATTTCAGACCTAGCTAAACTTTGATCGGCTAACCAAGTCCTAGCTTTTGCTTGTGCATTTGTCCCCCCTCGCCTAGCTTGATGCCCATGAATTATCGTTAGAACTGTATCTGAGCAATCAAAAGTCAAATGCAGATCGTTTTCAGGTATTATGAACTTAACTTTATCTTTGAAAGCAGGTGCCTCTTTAAATATCTCTTGTAACTCTTCCGCTAACATAACATCTTTATTATCACCAAAGGTAGTGAAGGCTTTGCCATCTTTTCTTGTCTCACCATGATTTCCTCCTATAAAAGCAACCAATGTTTTATCAAAGAGCGGAGCGAGTTCTTTGATCCCTTGATAAGCCATCCTTCTTGCTACCTTTTGCTGCTGTCTAAAATCAAGCTCTAATTGAAACTCCTGCATAGCATAGTGACCGCATCCCTCTACAATATCGCCAAGTCCTGCTATTAAAAGATCATTTATAGGCTCTGATCGTCTAAGTGTCTTTATTTGATCTTTGATCTTAGGTATTGCTGCCATCCAACGATCAACTGTTGAATCACTCCCCTCTTTACCAATCTGCCAGTCTGAAAGTGCCACACAGAAAGTTTTGCCTTTTTTTAATTTTTTAACAGGTGGTTTTTTTATTTTTTTAGTTTTGTTGAGAAGCTCATTAAAATCATCATCTCGCATCCTCGTACCAGATGAGACTATTTTTGCTTTGAAATAATAAAGCCTCTCAATTTCCATGTTTCCAACATTGACATCCCAAAATCTTATCTCTGCTGTGCCTTCAACAACAGAATATTTAGATGCATCTTTGCCGAAGTATGACTCAAGTTGTTCTTTCCAATCCACCTCGTTACTTTTTTGTGGACTCGAAACAATCTCACCGCTTTTTGTAGCCTCGTTGAAATATCCTGATGGCTCAAAACCTTTCGGATGTTTCATCTGTTTTTTTTGATAAGGTGAGCGATCATTGATCGTTTGCTTAAATTTTTCTAGATCACTCAAAGACGCCATCTCTAAAATCCCTGAAGTATCTTCTAACTGTGTTGTAGTTAAGGTGTTTAAAAATATCGTAATTCTGTGTTAAATATTTAGCTGCAATTGTATCTGAGATGTGTTTTGATTCGGCTTCTTTTGCAACTTCTAAAA